CACACTTACGGCAAACACTCAATACCTAGTTTCCTACACTTGTGGAAGGTAAATCATGGCTTTGTTGACGCTTTCATCGCTCCTCAATGACGTGCTGAATCGAGTGGAAGAAGCACGGCCACGGCAGGACTTGGTGGATCATGCCTGCTGTCGGCGCAGACGGTAAAGCAAGCGTCGACCGGCCGTAAGTGCAATGGGTTTTGATGCTTCATTTGCCAGTTTATTACGGGTTTTGGGAGCCCCGAGACGAAACTCTTCCCTCCGAGAAATATCTCGCGGAATCTGATTGGCGGCGTTGATGTCTTCCTTCGATAACAAAAAAGAGCTTCGATTTGTAATCACTCTCGGGAACGGTCAGACGTTCCAAGGGGGATCGAGTAACCAGATTACTCTTGAAGGCTACCGGGCCATTGTTGACATTGATCGCGGCGGCGGGATGATGGCCGGAACCCTCCGCGCTCAAATTTATGGCGTGACTCAGAGCGATATGAACGCTTGCGTCACTTACCCTTATCAACCTCAGAGGTTAGCTGACGGGTATGTGTTCAGCACCATTCAAGTTTTCGCTATAGATGGGGCTCAGGAAACTCTGATTTTTACCGGCAACATCCAGACGGCATGGGGTAACTACTTAAGCCAACCTGACGTATTCTTAGAAATCGTCGCTCAGTCACTTTACGCTGAACAACTCACTCCCGCGCCCCCAACAGCTATTTACTTCGGGACGCCAACACCCCCTTTAGCGGCGGGAACACTTTCTGGAACAACTTCCTAAAGTTTCTGGAATGGTTATTCAGTTTCAAATGGTTGTAAAAAGGGAACCTTGAATGGCCGGGGTTGGCGCGATTGCTCCAACTTCGGCCAAAATTTCGTTAGCGATGTGAATATATTTTTCATAATCAATATCTTCAGGCAGTTCGTTATTTTCTGGTAATTCCATCAACGGCATTGCCCCATCGCTGTTTGGAACCTTATTGCCGGAAGTTACATATCGAATTGTTCCCCGCATTTTTGTTGAGTAATACCAACGGATAGTCTTGCCTAAATATTTGCCACTTTTGGCCGCTCCCCCGCGCACATTGCGAACCGTAATGAATCTTCTAACATCGTTACAGTTCCGAATTGTTTCTTCGACCGGCGTTCCCTTCCAAAGAAATCCAATGGCGGCATCGTTACAAATAAGGGTTTCGGGATTCTTTGAAAGAATGGTATCGCCGGATGATCCGCGTTCGCTGTACGATCCTTTAACCTTTGGTTCATCTTCGCTCTTTTCTTTGATTGCAATGTAGTTGTTCACATCGCGGCTATAGATCGCTTTGTATCGTGTTTCTTCCGTTTCGAATCCAGTTAACTTTTCCCATTGTTTGATTGTTGTGTTTAGAGTGTCTTCCATAGTAGCGGGACAATTTATGACAACTCCATCTGTATTGGCCGATATGACTTCAATTCCCGCTGTTTCAATCATTTCGATTAGTTTCAACAAACACAGTTGACCTGAAATTGTGATTTGAATTAGAACATCGGGAGAATACACGATAGACCATTTGTTGCCGAATTTGCCAAATAAACCGTTCACTGTGATCTTTAGCGATGAAGCGGTCATTTTATCCCCGGCATGTTTCGCGTCAACACGGCGGCGGATTAGGCTCTTGTAAATTTCCAAATAAGCCTTCCCTAAATGTTTTGGATGCAATTCTTGATTGACAACAATCGCCGGGTAATAGCTCACAACATCAATATCCCTAAGTTTAAATTCAGCGGTTGACTTGTGAGCTATTGTTTTTTCACTTGAATGCAAACCGCCCATTCCAAAACGATAAACACAATTGCCGAAGCGAACGCTTAAATTCTGAATAGCTTCTGGCGTTATGATTTCCCCGCTATCTCCAACTTCAAATGGAGTTTCGCGAATTGTCTGAAGAACCGTTTGAAGCGATGGATAACCAAACGTGATGAATGCCGGGGGAAGGTAAAAGAAATATTGCGAATAATTTTTTGGGCGTTCTGGTTTCTTACCAGTAAGCTTTTTCAGTTCATGTGAAATTACGGCTTCGGCTATTTGAGCATCTGATTTTGAACGAACATCAATGCCGTATTGAGCAGACAAAGTATAACGAAGTTCAAGTTGAGGATAAAGAAACTTTACAACAAGTTCGGTGTTGTCTAAATCGTTCAAACAATAATCAAGAACTTTTTCCTGTTCGGTTTTGGTAAGAACTGCTTCATGCTGAATTGGCAAATCCTGTATACGCTTGCAATGAATTCTAGCGGCATATAATTTCAGCGATCCTTCAAGTGGGCAAACTTCGATTAGATCAATGTGATTGTAGGTAAGCAAGGTAATTTTGAAGTGTTGTTCAATTTGATACGGTAACAGATTTCCAAAAATGATTGCGTTTGAAGCTTGTTTCAAAGCTTTGTTATCGAAGCCTTCAATTGCAAGACTGACCATTGGAATATCATAAATTTTTGAATTGAATCCAACACAAAGAAAATTCTTTAAGAGCCAATGAAGTTTATCGCGTTCCGGTATAACTCCAATGCCTTTATTTTCGAAAACGACATACTTTCCAGAATCACTATGTTTGAAAGCAACAACCCAATAATTTATGTATGATTCAACGTCAAAAATCATGAGCGAACCCGGCTTTAGTTGCCGCAATTCATTATCAGTTAAAAACACTCGCTCTTTTACAGAGTATTTGAAATCGAATTGATCTTGAATGTCTTCAATTTCTTTTTTGGCTGGTAACTTACGAAGAAACGTTTCCTCTTGTGGCGTTAGCATTTTAATATTGAATAGGTTCATGTGGCACGCTCCAAATAAGCAATTGCCGCTTCAAAAAATTCTTTGTCTTCTATCGCGGCTAATCGACGATTGCAACTGGCGCATAGAATTCCTCGAACCTTATTTGTTACATGATTGTGATCAGTGTGCCAACCGCGTTTCTTGCCCGGTTCTGTTTTCTTGCAAATGGCGCAGCAACATCCTTGTTTTTCAAATAGTTCGTTCCACTGTTCGGCGGTTATTCCGTAAACACATTTTCTTTGCATTGCCTTGAACAGTTCAGGGTTGTTATCTCGCCATTCTTTAGATTTAGCGCGAACGTGTTCGGCATTTTCTTTACGCCATTTTTTATGATATTCTTTGCGTGTTAATGGCGGCGGTTTTTCGGGCAATGCTATTGGCTGAATTTCTATCATAGTCGCTCGCAACCAACACAACCGCGAACATTTGGCCCGAAGAAGTAAACCAAACGTTTCGATACGTTGAAATCAATCTTGTCAATTAACCCGGCGAGCAACTGTAAAGATTCGATTGTGAATGAAATTCCAATCGGTAATCCTTCACAAAGGTTGATCGCTCCATCTTTTGTGTAATTGTCTGTACAAATACCTTCGTCAGTGAAATACAACCGGCCATTTCTGGAAAATGGGGCAAGACGTTCAATGGCTTCAAAGAACCCCAACGGCAAGGGGATAGGATTGCTAGGCAGGGTTAAATAGGCGGGCAGATCGGGGAAGTTCAGATCGCGCTGCAAGGCGGTTTTGATCCATGACCCATCCGGGAAGTACGCCGTTAGGCTATCGCCGTCAATCCCAAGAGAGTAAAGCGATTTACCGCGCTGTTTATTGATGGCGGAGATGAACAGCTTAGGCACAATCGGCCCATCCGGGAGTTGAAGGCCATGCCAAGCTTCTAAGATCACATCCCCGTTGCTGCCTACAATGGAACCGCCACGGAGTTGAACGCTGGATTGAAGAACTGTTTTGGCTCGCTCTGAAACGACTTCGCCAACTCGTCTTAATGATAATTCAAATTCCATTGTGATTGAAACAGGATGAAGGTTTGGGAAAATTGAAGGAATGTCTACTTGATTAATGCACGGAACAGTTGCTTGAAAGTTTCCAGAACGAACGCTTAGTTCGTTGTTTGTAATCATTGTTAGATTGACGGCTTCGGGACATTTCTTCAGAGCGTCAATCAACTTTTGCGTATTTGGGCAAGCTTCTATTTCCTCTTGAATTGCTATTCCAGCGGAGAGCGGTCCCCCCATTGCAACCAATTTTCCGCCGAACATTCTGCAATGAACATCGAAGGCGTTGATAGCTCGCTTAGGTTGTACGCTCGCAACAAACTGAAGCGCGGCGAGCAACGAATTTTCAGGCGCTTTTTTCGGCATCAAATCCTTCAGCTTTTGCTTTTTCAATTCGTTCGAAGTGGAAATAATTAACCCAACTGGAACCGTCAAGTTTCTTTTCCGTACACTTTGCGGACACAGCGGCGCGGCATTTCGGGCAAACAACTTTCAATGGAAAATTGGTGTTCATTAGTCCGGAACCTTTTTGTTTTTCCAGTTTCTCATTCGCAAACATTTTTCCAACGCATCGCGCAATTTTGCTTCGGGCGCTTGTTCGATGTTGAGCATGATCCAATGCGCGATTGTCTGAACCGCTGTTATATCTTGCTCAACAAGAGTGAAGGTTTCTTGCCCGCGTTTCTTGGCGCGAGCGTGTATAGCTGTATCTGCATCATTTTCGGAAAGCTGAAACATTTTTTTCTCCTTTCAAAACGGAACTTCATCGTTGTCTTCGTAATATTCGCAACCGTTCGCAATCACTTCTGGCGGTGGCATACAGTTGAATTTTGTGCAACTGTGATGCGGTCCCGTATTGTCCGCATAACTATTCCAATGCTTGCAAGTAATACAGGTTGCAAACCAATCTGAACGGTGCCCCAAGTGATTCAGCATTTTTGCAAAAAATTCTTGAATTGAATAAGGAACGCGCATTTCAAGTGGCTTTCCTTGAAGCTTGCGAACACCGCGAATTTGAATCAATCGCTCTTGCGGATCGGTCACCGGCTTGTAAGGCTCTTTGATTGTCATTGTTAAAACTCCGTCTTGATAACTTCGGGATATTTGCGGTTGACAACAACGCTAATCTTTGTAGGTACCGCTAGTTGAGCAACCCATAACAAAGCTTCGGTTACTGTTGGCGGTGCAACTTCGCTATCCATGCGTCTTTTCCACCATGCGCGGGCAATGTGACCGGCTCGCCCGCTATGTTCAAGGCAAACAACTTCGCTGAACGCTCTTGCACCGCAAACATAATTGACTTTCAAAATGCCAACACCGTTCTTTTCGATTTTGCTATACAAGGCGCGTTGAACTTCGAAATCTTGTATTTCAGGAAATTCTGTTCTAATAATTTCTTCAGTCCCCGCCGAAGCTTCGATATGAATTTGAAAAGGAAATTCAAAACCACACACATGACAAACTTTCGCGTTTGCATGGCAATAGGTTCCGCACTGATCGCAAACGCGAATTGGAGCAACACCGGGGGCGGCGCTTCCTCTTGCTTTTGGTATTACAGGATCGTTGATTGGTCCTAACCGTTGAACGTTGCGAGCAAAATCTAATCCTAAACAATTTGTTTTTCCTTCAAACGGGCGTCCGCCCCGGCCATATTTTTGGACGTGCAAGCCGGTTGACATTGTAGGAGCTAGATCGATGATCAAATCAATCGGCGGGTGATCCTGTCCTGTTGTGAATACACCCTTGTTCACTAAATTTCTAATTTTGCCAAGCTTGTAATCTCTAATAATTGCATCGCGTTTTGCACCGCTCATTTTTGAATGAACAGCTTCGCAAGGAATCCCAAAATTGCGAAACATTGCCGCAACGTGTTCAGCGTGTTTTACTCCACTTGCAAATGTTAACCAGCAATCGCGATCAGAACCTAATTCAATTGATTCTTTACAAGCAAGATAAGTTATATCTTGAACGTCAACAGCGGCTTCCAATTGTTTCAAATTGAAATCCCCGGCTTGAATTCCAACTTTCGAAACATCCAATTGTGTGTTTGTTCGTTTTGGAATAATCATTGCCATAAAGCCGTTATCAATAAACCAATTGAACCATTGCATTGTTGTCATATCAACCGCAACGTCTGTGAAAATTCCCATATCGATAAGCGAACCTTGTCCGGTTCGATAGGGCGTTGCGGTGAATCCAATTACAATCAAATTTGGATTCAAAAGAAGTTGCTTGGCAATTATAGTTGAATACATGGAACCATCTTGCCCATTCATCAAATGCGCTTCATCGATGATGAAAATATCAAACCGGCCAAGCGCTTCAATACTCTTTACAACGCTGGCAACACCGCCAAAAATAATTGGCATTGCGGTATCGCGCTGTTTCAATCCAGCGCTAAAAATTCCATACGGCGCTGAAGGCCAAATTTCAGCTAGCTTTCCAGAATTCTGCGTCAACAATTCTTTAACGTGAGTCATTGCAAGAATTCGCAATTCCGGCCATTGGGAAAGCATTTTATGAATGAACGAACCGATTACCAAACTTTTGCCGGTTCCTGTTGGCATACATACTAAAGGATGTCGCTTTTGCGTTTGATAAAGAAACGCGAGCAACGCATTTTCGGCTTGTGTTTGGTAGTTTCGTAAAGTAATCATCCGGCCAATGCTTTTTCCATTTTTCCTTGAATTGTTGTCATAATAGAACGCGCAACTAAGGTTGCTGTTACATCTTCGTTTTTGGTATCTTTTGTGAAGGTTAGAATTTCAGCTTCAGCTTGTTCAACTCCAGCTTTCATTCCTTCTGCAATCAAGGCACATTCTTCCTTGGTTAATTCAATTTCCATTAAAATTCCTTTCAAGTTTGGATTGGGTTATGTTGCGGGCAAGCGGCGAGAATCGCATCCGAGGGAATGATTTGTTGCCAGTGATCGCAAAACCAATTTGCGTTTTCAATGGGTCTTGAATAAGAGCAACTTCTACAATTAACGTCGCAAGGAACTCCATCAAAACAAATTGGTTGCATTTTGCACATCCCGCAAAGATAGTAATTCCTTTTGTTACTTATTCCTTTCGGCGGCTCTTTCGCATCGAATATTACAAACTGAGCTTTCTTGTAGGCATCTTCGGCAACTTCAAGTTCAAGAGGAACTAACTCAAAATACCAACTAGAGTCATTCTTGTTTTCGCAAACATAAAGAATGTTTTTGAATTGCAATCCCTTGCCATAAACGCTGTTTTGAATGAAGTGTTGTGTTTTGGTTTCGCGCATTCCTCTTTTATCAAGATCATTGAACGGCGAACCTGTTCCACTTGTTTTACACTCCAACCCGGTTGGCTCAATAATTCCCCAAGATGGAGCTATGAAAACTCCATCAACCGATCCGCCAAAATGCCCCTGAAGATCGCTGAACTTTAGTTGGGTTCCTTTTTCGTCTAGTCCATCGATGAATTGAAATCCAATTTGTTTCAACCAACGGCGAACGCGGACTTCTAAACCGTGTCCAACTTCAAACAATCGCAACATGCGGCCCGGATACGCTTCGCGGTGCATCCAATGAAAATGATAGAAGAGATAGCGCAAGCATTCGTTACCTATGACAGATGCACCAAGGTGCGAACGATAACCTTCCGTGTTGGCGTTTTCAATTTCTGTATCCACTGCCTTTAACATTGCGTCCGCAACTGTTCGCAATGCTTCGGGATTGTTCCAATCAACGATCATCGTTTCACCAAAAATGTTGGGGCAGAGTTGAGACTAACGCTCTGCCCCTGTACGTCTGTTGGATTTCACCCTTCGGTGACAGGCGTAGTCTTATTTTGCCCAAGGCGGCGCGGCGCTTGCAGCGGGCGCTCCAGTTGACGTTGAACCCCACGGCGGTGCTCCAGACGGCGGCGCAGCGGCTCCCCCGGCCCAAGGTGGCGATGTCGGCTCCGCCGGCGATGGCGGCGCTTGCGCGGCTGGCGGCGCTCCCCATCCCTGTTGTGCGGGCGCTCCCTGTTGTGGTGCGGGTTGGTTTCCGCTCTTTTGAGGATTCACCGGCAATGAACCGTCAGCGCATTTGATTTGCTTCACTTCTGAATATTTCGGGTTATCAGCTTGCGGCCCGATAGTGCAAATCAAACGTCCTCCGATCATTTGTTCCGTTGTTGCCAATTGTGGGCGTCCAATTGCGAACGCATACGCGGCGAGTTGTTGAAGCGCGATGCGCTTTGCAACTTCGCTTGGGTTGTAGATGTTCAGACGGTCAATTTGAACCATACCTTTCAAATCACCGTCCACACAAGTCAAGTGAATTGCAAGATAACCCGCGCCGGGGTTGTCTTTCACTTGTTGAGGCTCAACCTTCGTGATTTCGAGTCTGTAATCCCCAAGCGGAAAACAAATGCTTCCCCCTTGTGTTGGATCATAGTCAAAAGCATTAAATCGAAGTTCCATTTTTGCTCTCCGTTGTTGGATTGTGAAACGTTATGCAGCGGCTTTGATAAACAGCTTTGTTAAGTTTGGTTCTTCAAGTTCATTCAAATTGCCGCCGCGATCCTTCGCTGTCCACCAATCGGTATCATGTGTGTGAAATGCTTGGTAAACAACACCGGTTTCTGTTCGACCATGATGATGATGAAGAACCAAATCCCAAAAGTAAGGCAATGCGCTCATCAACTTTTCGGAAGGAATAACCGGGCAAGCTTTTTTGCCCAATCCGAATTCAACATATTGTTCCCAACAAATCAAAACAACATGGCGTCCCTTGCTATCGCGGAACGCTCGAATCAATTCATAAACAGAATCTTGCATTGCACCGTAAGCTTTGCGAGGGTCTTTTGTTTTTGTTTTTTCTTCTGCAAGAATCACTTGTGCCATTTCTGTTAGCGAATCAAGGAACAGAGTTTGAATGTGTCTTGCTTCGGCGCTTTTCATGAACCATGTAAAAGCTTCTTTCAGGTTCGCGTAAGTGTTGATTGGAATATAAGGAATGTTATCTCGCTTCAACGATAGCAAACCATTTTCCCCTGAAAAAATGAACGGCCCCGGCGCTGTGATCGCAAGGCGAGTCTTACCAACTCCAGATGGGCCATATACCAAAGTTTTGATTCCATCTTTAGCGGTTATTTTGCTTGTGCTGAAGACTTGCACGGTTCCTCTTTCTCCGCTTTTTTAGCGAGTTGTTCAGTTGCTTCAGCTATTGTTTTCCCATAACCGCTTGCAATATGGTTTCCTCTATCGTTGTCATACAGGCGAGCAACGAAATTTCCATCGACGTAAATCAATAACGTTGCAGTCTTATTTCTTTTTAGGTATTCTTCGATTTGATTCATTGCTTCGCCTTCGGTTCGATGATTTCCAACGAAGGCTTTCCCGGTTTAATTGTTAAGCAACCATCAAAAAGTTTTTGTGTTTCCGAATCTGCGTTTTTGTAGGCAGTTTCAGAAAGTTTCGGTTCCCATTTAACAAGAACATTTGCAACTTCGGGTAGCATAATTGCAATTAGAGCATTAACTTGCCCTTCTTTGTTGTTTAACTTGTAATCTAATTTTTTGGTTGCCTTTAATGCATAGCCGTTTGCAATTTCAATTGTTTCTGATCCCGCATCTTTATCAGCGCTGAACAGTTCCTTCACAAGTTCATCGCGCAATTTCGATTCAGCTTCCTTTGCTCTTTCAAGCATTTGCTTCATTTCAAACCAAACCGTTAGCTTGGCATATTGAGCGGCTGTTAGAGGCATACGGGCAAGCCTAGACGCCGAGGCCAAATCTGTCAAGAAAATTCTTTGCACAAAATTTTGCACTTGATTTTGCAGCGGGCATGGTGCTAGGGTCGCATCTTATGAAAAAACAGCCTTCGCCCGCATCATTGCGGCTTGACTTGCCGCCCGATGAAAATCTCATTCTCGAACAACTTCAATTAGCTTTGAAGGAACATTTGAAAGTCAATTATATTTCAAAGGCTTCAACTATTCGGTTTCTGATCCGAAACGGCAGCATACCTACAACTGAGCACACACAAAGCCGTTAAAGGATCGCTGAAAATGCCTTGGACTAACGTTTTAACGAACGAAGATATTGCATTTGCGAAAAAATTGCAAAAACGTGCCCGCGAACGCAAATGGTACGCTGATAACGCCGAAGCTGAAAAAGCGCGGCGCATAACTTATCGTTCGAATAATCCGGAAAAAGTTAAAGCCGCTTATAAAAAATGGTATGAAGCTAATCCAGAAAAGGCTCGCAAAGCTACAAACGATTGGTTAGCGAATAACAATGGAAAAAATAAAAATCGAACGTATAACATCAAATCAAAATATGGACTTACAAATGAACAATGGACTGATTTATTTGTTCGTCAGGCTTGTTGCTGTGCAATTTGTGGAGTACATGAAACTAAGGTTTGGCACACAGACCATTGCCACAAAACGAATAAAGTTCGTGGAATATTGTGTGCAAGTTGCAATCCGGGGTTAGGAAGATTCAAAGATTCCATTGAAATAATGAAAGCGGCAATTGCTTATTTGGAGCGCATAAAATGAATAATCTTTTGTGCGAACTTAAAAAATATCCAAATTTTGTTGTCTGTTACACCTTGGACAAAATACCATTGAATCCAGTAAATGGGGAACGAGCGGCGGTTAATGATCCTTCAACATGGAGTGATTATGCAACTGCAACGGCTTGTCTAGTCCAAGACTCGCGGCTAACGTTGGGATTCGTATTGACTTCAGATGATCCTTACGTTTGCATTGATCTTGATACCTATAAAACAACCGATGCGGTGATTATTCAAAAACACAAAACGATATACGAAACGTTCAATTCATATTCAGAGCTATCGCCCCAAGGCGGCGTTCACATTTGGGTAAAAGGGAAATTGAATGCCGGTAAAAAGCTATCAACTGAATACATCGAAGTTTACTCCTTTTCAAGATACATTACAATAACCGGAAACTTTTTGAATGACAATCAGATTGTCGAACGACAAAACGAATTAGAAGCTTTGGTTGGGCATATTGAAACTGTTGTTGCCTCAAGTTGGGTTGGCGCGGCGCAAACAAAAACAGACAACGAAGTATGCGCTCTTGCTGCGGGTCGCTCAACTGGAGCAGCGTTTACACGTCTTTGGTATGGAGATTGGCAATCTATTTATCCAAGTCAATC